GGTATATACAACACCGTTTATGGTAACTGTTTGACCGTTGCTGGGATTGGCTGGAAATGGCATATCTATTACTTATCTTGCTCTGGCGTACTTGAATGGTGATTCAGCAAAGGCTGCGTAGATATAAGTGCTACCACTGGCGTTTCTGCCTATGTTAGTGCTTCTAATTTTAAACCCATTTGATAAAAAATCTCTATCAGCAGTAGTTCCTTCACTATTACTAAGATTCGGATATAGTTCTAAATCTGCAACATTGTAGCTTTTGCGTTTATTATCATACAAATTCCAATTTTCTATACCGTCGGACCGTTTTATCATAATCCAAGCCGGTCTAAATCCTGTGTAGACAAAAGGCCCGTCTGCGCTGCCGTTACCAGTATATGTACCAAAAGCTGAGAAACCAGGAACCGCAGCAAAACAATAAGCTATCATTTGACTCGAACCATTTGCATATGCAGAAGAACTTATTTGTAATGTTTGAGCATTGGATATAAGATACGCACCACCTGCCAGAGTACCATTTTGTGTGCCTTTACTCGCAGTAGAATTTAACAATAGCCAGTTTGTGTTTACACCTTCACTGGTATAATAAACACCCCAGTCACCCACTGCATTTCTAGATTTAGTTATAATAAAAGATGGAGCACTAAGTAACCCATGACCTATTGTAAAAGTACTTGCTTGAGATCCTGCATAACTCACAATTGAGATCCCCGCTGATGTGTTTACTCTAACATTGGAACTAACTGAGCCTGAATTATTAACCACAGTTGTGGTTCCAACGCCCCAACCCCAAGCCGCATAAGTAGCAGCGTTAAGATTTGTGTAACCACCAGTGGTCCCGTTAATAACTGTGAAGCCGTTACTATTGAAAGATGATAAATATCCGTAAGTAGTATCAGCATTGAATACCCCCTCAGCATCGGTAGCGTTAGTAGACAACGCTTTTAGTGAGCCAGCGCCACGTATACTATCATATACAGCATGTGACCAATTAGAGTCTCTGCGTTTAATCCATACTAAATCTGGTTGAAATCCTAGACTGGTTATATTTTGTGTTCCGCCATTGCCAGTATACAACACAGTGTCAAACGCTGTGTTAGATTTGGCGACTGCCAAGGCCGGAAGGTTGTGAGTATTTAATGATTTGAATCCTGAGGGTGCAGCATAGGCAAATGGTCGTTGACCGAAATTAGCAGTCATAGCGGCACCAGAAACCACCAGACTCATTATTGGAAAATAAGGTCCAGAGGTTAACCCTGAAACTGCCGTTCCTAAGCTGACTCCATTTTTGTAGAACACCAACGTACCAGCATCACAATCAAGAGCAATGCCGATGATGTCGCCGGTTTGCCATGAAGCTCCATATGTAATAAAAGATCCACCATTCGAGCCAAGAGATGCACCTTGGTTATAAATTGCCCACGTTCCTGTATAAAGACCAGCAACGTTGTTGGTAGCCACGTTAGCCGATCCAGTGGCTATCCCAATACCGGCGCGAACTCCTTCGTTGGTAGTCACAAGATTGGTTGCTGTAACCTCCCAGTACCATTTGCCGGTTGATACACCGATGGTCGCTCTACAGGCTCCCCAGCTACCAGAGGTGGTTGTGATGTCAAGGTTTCCGTTTCGAATGGTGCAATTGGAAATATCAAGCGGATTCAAGGTCGCATAATTTCCACGCACTTCACCACCTAAGCCAGTGTCGACTCCCCAGTTAGTAGGTACATCTAACAAGCTGTCATTACCGGCGCCGGCTGTGACTGAAAAGTTAGTGGGCACCCATTGGTTATAGTTGATGTCGCCTTGATTGTAGGCAAATTGTGCTGTGGGTAGTGTAAAGTTTCCTGTATATCGTGCGGCACGAGTGATGCGTACATCTTGGATATAGCCTTGAGCAGTGTAGGCATTTGTTGGTAAATTATATCCTATCGCCAACCTATCGCCAAATCCACTGCCTAGACCTAATGCATCACTAACACTCCATGTGGTCGCAGATGCTGTACCGTTCAAATATATTTTCATTACACCAGATATTCTTACCAAAGCCACATGATACCAAGTATTCAAAACGCAAGTAGTGCCTGCAAAAGTTCCGTCACCTGATGGAAACCTATTGCTGGCATTTGCCCAATTGCCACCTAATCTTCCAGAACTGGGCTCCCATCCCAGAAAAAATGAATTAGCATTGGTGCCGGTGGTGGCCGCTGTGCTAAGATGATATCCCCAACCAGTTCCATTTCCTGTAGCATAAAACCAATACTCTATAGTAAAATTCTCATTGGATGCAGCTATTTGTATAGGTGCAGTTAGTAAGTAATCACCGGTACCATCTAGATATATGCTACTACCCCATTTGCTTTGAGCAGTGGAGATCTTGGCGTCGCCCACAGTTTCTATGTTGTTGTCACCGGTGGCATCTACGATACCTGCGTTAACAAAGTTGAGTAGTAGAGATGTTCCAGATACTACAGTTGGTGGACTCGTTGGAACTGTGTATGTTGAAGATATATATAAAGCACTTCCTTTTATAAGCTGCAACCCACTTATATACCCAGTCCACTCACCACTGGCAAAATGCGCTTTACCAATAACGAAATTTGTATCTGTAAAGTTAAAACTCAAACTAGTAAATGTTGCATCTAGATTACCATTCAAATAAAGCCGTAATGTCCCGCCTGTGTATGTAGCTGCAACATGATTCCATGTATTTGCAACAAGCGGCGTAACACCATCATAAGCAGCCGCAGAAGCAAACCTTAAAACTTTAGTGGAATTTCGCACAGCCATTAAATAACCAGTGCTAGACCCTCCTGTTGGTCTGCCGTCAATAAATGCACTATCATTACTTGCTGTGGTGGAAAACCATATCCACGCCTGAACTGTAAACGCACTAGTTCCAAAATTGTCTGTGTTTGTGTAATTTAACCAATCTCCACTACCATCAAAATATGCTGATCCACCGTGAGTCACAGCAGAATAGGCCGTGGTTGGCGTAAATGGTGAGAAGGCCGTCACGGAGGTGTTGCCAACAGGTGTTATTGCGATACCATTAGAGCTATTATCTACATAACGATTTGATTGGCAGATTAAAAGCGATGTATTTGCTATTGCTGTAAGAGGTGAAGTTGGTGGAGCGAACCCCGAAGTGCTATATACAGCAGACCCAATCACCATCCTGAGATTGGATACATATCCGTTCAGATCATATTGTCCGGATGAAGCCCCTCCAACTCTGAGTTGATAAGCTAGGCTTGTAACCGAACCACTAAACGTCTGAGTGCTTCCAATTTGAACACCATTCTCAAACAAATAAATGCTAGTACCAGAACGCATTAAACACACATGAACCCATTGATTGGTTGCAACGGTTCCTGAACTCAACTGATACGTACTGCCACCTAAGCCTATTTCATACTTTGAGGACGCAGAAGTATTATTCAGCATGATAAAAAACGTGCGTGTACCTGTTCCGTCGTCTAAATTACCAAACAATAATTGTTTAGTTGCTGTTAGCAAATAAACAAAGGCTTCTATCGTAAAATTATTACTACCTAGATCAAGCGAAGACGGGTAATTAGTTCCTACATTTATAAAATCATCAGTACCATCAAAATAATTACTCCACCCACCTTGTGTAAAGGGACTGAATCTGCCTTGGCTAACATTGCCGTTTCTGGTTATGGCAAACGCATTGGTGCTGGAATCTGTAAAAGTATTGTTGTTGGCATTGTTGGTGCCGGTACCGTTGAGTAATAACACAGTACGATTCCAAAATGGATCTGCTGTTAACGGCTGATAATTGCGTCCTAGATTTGCCACAGATGAATTATCTGTAAACGGCAGGTAGAAACCATTGGTACCATAAGTGCCTGTGTACTTTTTCGGTATATACTGTCCGGTGCCACTATTGGTTTCAGCGAAGGCCGCGGGTGTTAATTGTTGCCCATCAATGAAGTAAACTTCAGTCATGTAGCCGTTAAAAGTATTAGTAACCGCATAACTACCTAGTTCTGTGGTTCCAGCTAGGTTAATACCAGTTAGAAAATTCTGTGTTGGATATGTGGCTGTACTAAATGCTGTGATCTCAGAACCATTGATGTACATGCGTAGTCTATTGGCCGCTGTTGCTTGTGTGGTATCTAAGGCAACAACAAGATGGTACCAACTACTGGTGTCTCTAAATACCTGGGTAGTAATAACTTGTACATTTTCTGATGTACCGTTGTAACTTCTGTACTTTAATGTATCGTTGGTGTCAAAATAAAAGCCATCAATGGGAGTTACATTAACTGAATTAATAATATTTTGTAAGGTACCTAAACTAGATCTTTTAACCCAACCACTCCAGGTCCATCGTTGACGGTCACCATTTACAGCAAAAGTTTTCGTCAAGTAAGCAGTGTCGGAGCGATTAAATCTCAAACTACGCGAAACCTGTAGTTGTACTGTGATAGTTATAGAGAAGGTGCGTGGGCTATCTTGATTTTCTGCGTCAATAGCTGCGATAGTAAATGAGTAACTGGTATCGTTTTCTAAGCCAGTCACTGAGCCCGACAACAACCCACCTGCGCTCAGTGTCAAGCCTGTGGGCAATGTGCTGCCTGCTGCTAGAGCAAATGTACTGGCACCAGTGGCTGATAACTGTATACTGATAGCATCACCCAGTGCATAACTGGTTAAATCACTAGCAGTTACCCAACTTGGTGTAGCACTAAATGTCACACCATTAACGCGAATAGCCACCCCACCATCAGCGTTGATCAAGTACAGCATATAAGTACCGGCTGCGGTAGCAGGTAGTTGTGCTCTGACTTCGGTAGGCCCAATGAATGTGGTACTAGTTGCGGGTGTATTATTAATTAGAACCTGACAACCAGCAGCGAAACCAGTGCCGGTGATTTTAATGTAACCACCTGCGATGTCAACAGCAGTATCGTCTAGGACCACATAGCTGTTGCTAGTGACTTGGACCGTAGTGATTTTAGGACCGCCACCAGTCTGTACTGTGTTAGCCACAGAGGTTTCAAGTTGTGTTACTGTAATTGTGCCTGCTTGTATGGCTCGGCCGGGAAGTCGTCTTGGCATAATCTAGTATTTACTTTAATCTAGCTGGTACTGTGGGTGCAGTGAAGTTTGCGGTGTAACGAGCGTAACCTTTTGTGACTCTTATATCATTCATATATCCTGACAAATAACCAGATGGTAGAGTGTCGCCGCCTATCCATTGAATAGCTACTGTTAAATTTGTAGTATCACTGGCACTGGTCTCTTGAATTCCATTAATAAACAGTCGGACTGTACCAGAAGCTCTACTCAAAACAATATAATACCAAGTATTAATTGCTATAGTTGTCGTTCCGGTAAGTATTTGTGAGCTATAATATAATCCAACTTTATGGCTAGAATCTTTATAAATGTACGGGCCACTGGTGGCACCACCTGTATCCCCTAAATATGTTTGTTGACCACTGACGCTTGTATGATATACCCAAAACTCTACAGTCCAATCACCTGTGCCAAAAGTTAGCAAATCAGATGATCTTATATTAATAGCATCTCCGGTGCCGTCGAAGTACATCGATCCACCGGTAAATTTAGTAACTACACTGGATGTTTTGGCGTCTGCTACAGTTTCAAGTATAGTACGCCCGGTGCTGTCTATGATAGCAGCATCACTATAGTTAAGTAATATACTAGTGGTTGCCGTAGCAGCAGGCACAGTACTGGGTGGTGTAAATATTGCAGTACCAGATGTAGTGTTTGATGTTTGATAAAGTGCAGGAATCGCACCACGTGTGATCATGAATCCAGCCTGGTAACTGCTGTTACCATTCATGAACACCTGTGTTCCGGTGGTGTTTAGGGTCTTGCTTGTTGTATTATAGGATCTTAACACACCGTTAATAAACAGTCTAACTGCTGTGCCAGATCTGGTAGCCACACAATGATTCCATGCATTTGGGGTGATTGTATTTGTAGCAGTGCGGAAATAATCTTCGCTGCCACCACCGTCTAGGGCAATAGATAACTGAAATGTACCATCGATAGCAAAATACCATTCTGAATTGCCTACATCGCCACCTACATATTTCATGGCAATAGTGTGTGCTGCACTAGGGTAAACCCAGGCTTCGATACAAAAGTCGCCAGGGAAACTAAACAAACTATTACTTGGCACAGTAACCGAATCACCAGATGCATCGTAGTACACCGACCCACCGTGTACCGCAGGATTGTAAATTGCGGTGGCAGCAAAGGGTGAGAAGGCTGTTACTCGAATGTCGCCAGTTCTAGTTACAGTTAAGTTATTAGTGCTATTATCTATTAATCTATTAGATTGACAAACCAGCAATGTTGTGCCGGTAATAGCAGTCAACATTGAAGTAGGCGGTGTAAAGTTGGTAGTATATACGACTACTCCTTTTACCATTCTAAAATTAGAAATGTACCCTGGGAAAGCCCTAACACTTGTGGGATCGTTTCCTATGTACCAAGCATTCGCATTATCGGCTATTGATCCAGTGAACACTCCTGATCCCCTTGCTATACCATTAATATAGATTGTTAGAGTATTTGAGGACCGTGTCACAGCCACATGTGTCCAAGCATTAAATGTTACAGTGTACGGCGATGTATTGATATTGGACAAAGAATCAACAGTAATTCCAGTTGAATCTGAATTTATTAAAATTGCACTTGATTTATTTAATATTCTGGTTGCAACAGATGATGCCGCAGTTTGAAACACCCAACATTCAATGGTAAAATTGTCGCTACCTAATTCTAAGTTGGCCGTGTCTGGCACAGATATGCTGTCAGTATTAGATGAACCGGACCCATCACCATCAAAAAACACCGACCACCCATTGGGACTAAACGGTGAGAATGTGCCTTGACTAGCATTGCCGGCCCTATTGACTACAAATTGGTTTGAACTGGAATCTAAAAAGGTGTGATTGTTATGCGGTTGATCATATTGTAAAGTCAACAATGATGTACCGGTGACTGCTGTTAGTAAAGTTGTCGGTAGTGAGAATATACTTGTATTAACTGTGGTTGAACTGGTCTGATAAGCAGCCGGTACCGAACCTTTGACAATCCTTAAATTACTTATATATCCATTGTAGGCAGTGCCACTATAGCCAGTGCCTATACGCAATTCACCAGTGGATGTGACATTACCAGTGGCCGAAGCGTTGTAAACTGCAAGATTACCATTTAGAAAACCGCGCAGTACTCCACCGGATCTTGTATAAACCAAATGGTTCCAAGATCTAACTACAAGGTTGGATATTGAATAAGCAGTGCCTGCCACATACAAAGCCGACGAGGCAGTATTTAATGTCCAATCGAACCCAGCGCCGTTATAGTCGGAAGTGGCCACAATTCTGTCAAACGTGCCTGTGCTGATAGAATTTGGATAAATCCAAGTTTCTAAACAAAAATCTCCTGTGCCCAAAGCAAACGCAGCATTACCTGATGTAGTACAATAATCACCAGTCCCATCAAAATACATACTACCATTGACACCGGTGTTAGTGATGTTGAATGGATTGAAGCTGTCGATCTTTACATCACCGCTTCTGCTGAGAGAATAATTGTTAGCAGAGTTATCAACAAAGCGATTGCTCTGGCAGATTAATAATGCTGTATTAGTGATAGAGGTCAATGATGATGTTGCTGGAGTAAAATTAGCTGTGTATAAGGCAGAATCTTTTACAAATCTAAAATTTGATATCCAACACTTCATGGCATGATTTCCGTAAGATCCTCCTTCGTCGACGCCACCAATCATAAAAGTGCTGGTATTAATTGTAGAACTGTTAGTAAGAGTTGATGCTAAAACTGTTCCATTTAAAAATGCGCGAATAGTACTGCCACTTCTAGTCAGTGCCAGGTGTACCCATCGACTTTTAAGATTACTGTGTGTGTCAACAGTGATTCCACCACTGGCCACATTAAAATACAAAGGAGTACCGTCTGCAACTCCCGACTGTGTGTTGTATGCTAATCCTATACCGCCGCTGCCTTGCCATGGACTATTAGTACCAAATACATAAGGGTACCAACCTTGTGGTTGGCTACTGTCTAAGTAACACCAAAGTTCTAGTGTAAAATCCCCGGTGGTTGTACCAACATTTGATGTTACCAACCAATCCCCCGATCCATCAAAATAATTACTCCACCCAGTTCCATATGGCGTAAAATTACTAGCACGAGCGTCACCGAATACAGTCAAGTTGAAATTATTAGTGCTAGAATCCCTAATCACAGTATTAGCCGATATAGCTGAACCTGACAATAATAGTGTAGTTAACTTGAAGTATGGATCACTGACTGTGATAGTAACAGTAAATGTTCTAGGCGAATCCTGTAATTGAGCATCAGTTGCACGTACTGTAAATGTATATACTGTGTCTACTGCGACGCCGGTAACAGTTCCAGTGATCACACCGGTGTTGGCGTTCAAAGATAACCCAGGTGGTAAACTTCCTGAGGTTACAGTATAACTAGTGGCGTCTGTAGCCACTAGGTTTAGGGTAATAGCCACGCCATCATACTGCTCTGGCAGTGCACTAGCAGTTTGCCAAGCAGGATTAGCACTGGCAGTTAAACCAGGTACACGTATAGCAGTACCACCATCGGGATTGATAACATAAACTATATAAGTGCCTGCTGTTAATGCCGGTACTGTAACTCGCAAGGTAGTGGTACCGACAAAGGCTACACTATTTGCAGCAGTTTGATTAAAATATACCAATGCACCAGATACAAAATTAGTGCCTGTGATTAACACGTAACCACCGGCTGTGTCTACAGCGGTGTCATCTAGCACAGTCCATGCGTTATCTGTGATTTGTAAGTTAGTTATTTTAGGACCACCGCCGGTGCTGACTTCGACTACTGTGGCCACGGGCTGATTACCTACTTGTGTGCCCGCTGGCAGCACAATGTTACCACCTGACGCAGTGATATTGGCTGTACCTATGCGTACACTGTCAACTGAAAAAGGAAATATGGCCATTAGCTAGACTGCTGCCATGTTTGTGCAGCTTCATCCCAGTGATAAGCTGCGCCATCTGTGGGATAAGGCACTGGTGCCGACCAAGTTGCTGTCGCAGGGTCAATGACCCAACTCGGAAACGGCTGTGGTGGGACAAAAGCATCCATGGATCTGTTATATGTATATCCAATTCCAGCATAATTTTTACGCAATGGTGTGCCACCTAACACATGAACACCAGCTCTTGTATTATAACTGGTCTGAATCCAGTTAGCAGGATCACCCACTGCACCGGAATCAATGAAGTCTTGTTCGGCCACAATCACCTGAATCACACGATCGTCACTGTCAATTTGAGCGTAATGCCCCATATTTCGCTAGCTCCTATCTAGTATTTATTTAGAGTAGCAGTTCGGTAAGCTCCTGGTTATTGCCCACTTGACCCACTGGAAACGTATTAAAACTCAGGCTAATTCTGGTATCGTCACTGCGAGTAGTTTCTACCATGTGTGTTAAATGGCTGGGAAACAGGATCAACTGCCCG